AACCAATCTCCGAATCCTGTAAACCAATCCAGGACAAAAGAGAGAGGAATAGCATCCCATAGTATTTGCGGGTTTAGTTCGACACCGAAGTGATCAAGCACCGCGCGTATCTTCTCATCCAAAGGACCTAACACAGCAAGAGGCTGTGGGGTATACTTCGCATGATACTGCACCTTACCTTTGAGGTATCCTGCCCAATTTGTTGGGTAGTAATTAAAACCACCGTAGTTAAATTGGCCCGTTTTCCACGTATCAACGTTCTCGAGGGTCTTAGTGTATGATAAATCAACACCAATACTGTTCTTGAACGCCTCCAACCTGTCTTTGAGTCCTAAGACGGCATCTAGCATAGCGGTCACGTCGCCTATAGTAGGCTTCCAACCGAATTTGTAAGACAGCCGCTTACTCGCCACCAGTTTTGAAGCTGATTTCAATTGATCCTTTCCACTCAATGCGCGATAACGGTTCAGATCAACGAGACGTTGAGTCTTCGCCTCCGCGCTTACGAGATTCATGAAAGGTCGAACATCGTCCGCGAGACTGCCAATTTGCTTCAGGTCTACCAAGAAGTTCGGTAGAGAGAGTTTGGTCAGGTCGGGCTGCAAGGCGGTGAATCCGCTAACAGCATACGAATACCAGTTCGCCTGGAGCTTAGTAAGCCCAACGGCCCCTAAGGCTACCAAAGCAGTGGTAATCGCAGACGTATGTGCAGATGAAGCTACGGCGTAATCCCAGTATGGTTCCCAGGTCCATCCGACGTGAGCCGGATTAAGATCTGCGATTCTACTCATGGGTAAGCCGTCAGAAATAAGCTTCATTGAGGAAATGTTATGTGCGCAAAAGTTAGAGCGCTTTGGATGGCGCTTGTCACCTTGCGTATACACGATCGAGCCAGTCGTACGAAGGGTCTCAATAGGCCCGCCGGACGCATACGTTTCTACTACAGCATTGAGAGCATTAAAATGTCTCGTCGCAGGTAAATCCGTATATACACTGACAGTAGGTCGTACTTTTCGGACAGTTTTGCCCAAAGAGTATAACATAGAACATCCTCCTGCATAGAAATCAGAAATTGTCGAACATAAGCGCCTCTCGGCGCGAAGTTGCCCTCCCTTACGGGAGGG